CGACACAAATAGTCCACATGATGCGAGTAGCATGATGGCCGCAGCGAATATGCAATCAGACGTTTTCATCGCGTTGTTTTTCCGATGTCTGCAAATCCCTGGCCGATAATGTAGGCCAGAATCGGTGCCAGAATCTGAGTGACCGCCTCGGGGTCGAGATCCAGCCCGTAGCGTCCGACGGCGGCGACAATGAAACCAACAACGGCCGCGATGGCCTTTTTGCTGGTAAGGAACTCTTTGATGAAATTCGGCATAGCCAACTCCTGAAACAAGATTTAAACAATCGGTCTCGGCACCACGTAGCACATTGCACGCGGCTGGCCCTTGCGGGCTGCTGATCAGGTTGGCAGAGACATGGTAACCTGATTGCCGCGAAACGTCAATGTGCTCATCACGCCCGCCCCGACTGGATCATTAATCCCTCGCAGAACCCACGCAGCCAGTGATCAGATTTATGGACCGTGAAAACGTAGCCCGAGACCCCTGTGATAGATGCCGTCAGGTATTCGTATGGGCATTTGTCAAACCCTCCAAGATACCCACCATCAGCGCACCACTTAACTCGCTGCCAGTGCATTTCAGAATCTTCAGTCATTCTGTCACTCTTCCATTTTCTTTGGCCTGTGTGCCGCAGGCCGTTTGCTGAGTCCGTCATCAATGATGGCATGCAGTTTTGCCCGCATGCACTCGCCCGCCCACTCCGACAGCGTCATGCCGTCCGATTCAGCCTGTGATTGGAACGCGGCCCACCAGTCGGCGGGCTGCGTGATGTTACGTCGTTCGGTCGCCATCACTTTGACTCCCCGTGTGCCATGCGTCGTGTCAAGCTGTCGCAGTCTGCGTCGACTTGGTCCAGGCTGTCAGAGTGTGCGTCGTATGCTGCGTTATGGCCTGCAATCGTCGCCTCTACAGCAGCCTCTGCGGCCACGTATAAGTCGCGGTTTGCAGCGACCAACCCAATTATGCCAACCTTAGCGACAGCAACCGCATGGTCTGTGTGCTGCAGTCCCATGTGCTGTATTGTCGAGCCGTCAACTGTTGCCATCACAACAACTTCTTTGCGGCCAAAGGCCTTGCGTCTGCCTTGCAGGTCTAGCTCGTACATTGCTGCAAAGCTGATCTCGATTTTATTGCCTGCCCCAGATGTCCAGTTGATTGTTGTCATTGTTTCGTTTCCCGTTTGGTTGTTTTCGTCTCTGATGGGTGAAGTCTACACTCACTATCGGCACACGTAAACAACTAGCCACACTGTTTTGGGAAGATTTCTGAAAAAGTCTTCTTTCCCCTTTTTCCTTCTTTCCCACCATAGAGTAAAAGGGCCTATAAAAACGCTGGGGTTTTGGCCGTTGAGAAAGTATTTATGTAGTAGTATGTTATTAAGGAAAGAAGTAACTTCACTAATGAAAACACTGGAAACTTCTTTCCCAAACGGCTTGGGAAAGAAGTGGGAAAGAAGGAAATAAGGGGGGCTTCTTTCCCATTCGCGCCCCACTTCTTTCCCAGCCATTAAAGTGCTCTGTAGATGATTGCCGCCCGCCCGCCTGTGGTCCGTTCCTCGGCCACAATGTCTCCGGCCTCCTGTAATGTCGTCAGGATCTCTCTGCGATCCCTAGCCTTCAGCCATCGCATCTTGCGGGCCAGCTCTGTGCTAGTCCACTCGGATTGCGTCTGGATAAGCCGGAGCACCTTCAGATGCTCCTTTTCCGTCTGGTTCTCTGAGATGTGCATTCCGGCGCGTTTCAGCATCCGTCGCGTCAGCCAGTTATTCAGCCGGATCGCCTTGTCCGCGTCGTCTAGCCGGATGATCGGCCACGATTCGCCAGGGCCATATCTGGACGACGCGAACAACATGGCGATTTTGTTGGTTTTCTCAGCATGCCTTGACCAGATCGCTGCAGTCACTGATTCTTCAGATTTCCGGCGATTGCTGATTTCGATCGCATGATCGCGGAGCCTGTCTGTAGCATCTGCGTCCGCATCGATCTCTTGCGGATGTGCCGCGTCGTGATTGGAGACGCCCGCTAGGTTGCCGCTGTGTGTCCGATGGTCTAGCCAGTGGCGTGCTCTGTCGATGATGTCCTGAGGGATGCTCACGTCCTCTGGCGGGTCCTGGTAGTCGACGTATTCGGAGTTCTCGAACACCAGAAACCTGCCAATAAGGCCATCACTCAGATTCTGCTTGCTCAGAGATTCCCAGAATCCGTCTGGCACTGACGTTCCGTAAACTACGCAATGTGGGTACTCCAGCACTTTAACCTTCTTCCGATCGCCGTAGGCGTCGCCCTGCCAGACATCGTCCGCTGAGCTGTAAATCTGCATCAGGACGGATGCGATGTTGTAAAGATGCGGAGCCATCGACGCGCTCTGCATGGTGGATAACAGCCTGCCGATCTCGTCAATTTGGAACAGCGTGTTCCATTGCTCGGCCATGGCTGACACGATACCGGCATGACTGCCAATTCGCTCGGGTCCACATACCTGACCGTGACCAGCTCCCCGCAAGATCTTGCGGTTGAGTTTACGCGAATAATCCTTCCCGCCTCCGGACGGTGCCAGCCCCATCACGTAGACGTTCGACCGGCTGCCTCGGTGCTCAATTTTGCCGCCGGTCAGACTGGCCATCAGGGCCAACGCGCCGGCCAGAGCCAACTCCGGCAGTGGGTAGTGTGCTGTGTTCAGATTGTGCTGGACCAGATCACCGATCAGACCGGGGATGTGTAGCCCGAGTCCGGGGCTGTCGTCTGGTTCCGGATTAGGTCGTTGCAATGGCCGTGCGCCTAATATCCCAGACAGGTCCACACCCGCGTCCTCGACGTATGGGATAATTGCTTGCGGTCGTTTCTCTGCTCGGGCCGTCCCGTTTCGCGCAGCGCTGGAAGTCGCTCGCTGCAGTTCGTTGTCATCCAGCGGTTCAAAATTCCTGGAATTCCAGATCCGCATCAAATTGACAACCTGATCCTCGCTGAGCCGATTGCCGACATCGTCTGTCATTGCCGCCAGATGACCGGCCAGAGAAAACGCAGCGTTGTTTCGGCCACCTCTCCCGCAGGCTGGGACGCTGTCCAGATAGCTAATCGCTCGGTCGGTCAATGGTGTCTGACTGACTGGCCCCGAGATCACTGGACGGGCTGCAACAACCGTTGGCGACAAATACTCATTGCAGATCCAGTCAATGGCCGATTGCCCGTCACCGATGTCAACATTACGAGCGTAGACATTGCCTGTGACCGTCCAGAATCTCCCATGGTCATAGCACTCAAGCTGCTGTTTTGGGCCGTCGAATTTATGGACACAGCGAGCGCTGGGCGTTTTCCTTGCCCGCGTCAGGAATTTAATTCCGGTGCCGCTCGGACTGATCTCTGCGTACGCAATCCCGTCCAGCCTTGCCACGATCGGCATGGCCCATTTCCGTAGCTCACCGAATGCGTCGAGACAGTTGTCCAGATCGATCCCGGTGTATGGGTCGGTGATTTCGAACGCCAGCAGCCCGAACGCCTCAGCCGTTTCGAAATCACTCCACGTCGACGGGTCGTTTGATTTCGCGTTTTCGCGATTGACCTGCAACGGGATTTTTACGCCGTTGCGGTCCTCCCAGTTGTGCCATTGTCTGAGGTCTTTAAGCTCTTGCGGTATTGTTTGTTGACATTAAAACAACACTCCCTGTCGTAAGCGTTCCGCAGCAATTTCGCAGTAGCGTTCATCAGCCTCAACGCCGATAAATTTCCGGCCGTATGATCGGCAAGCCTCCGCGATCCGGAACGACCCCCCGAAACAATCTAACACTATGTCCCCATCGCGAGTACTCGTCTGCACGATATGCTCCATCATCGCCAACGGCTTTTGGCATGGATGCTTTCCGGGGTGGTCACTCACCGTCTTGAAATCCCAGACGTCAGTGTATGGGCGGTTCTCGCTGGCGTGAAATGGTCGCCGCAGGTCTTCGTATTCACGGCGGAGTTCTTCGTACTCACGGCGCAAGTCTTCGTACTCACGCCGCAAGTCTTCGTACTCACGCCGCAGGTATTCGCCACCGTCGCGGTTTGCGTATGTTTGAAGCTTTTCGTATTTATCAGCGGTCGGAAGTGCCCACTGTGCTCGGTTGAAGAAGTGACCAGCCATTGTCGCTGTGCTACATGCAGTGTTCGCGTCGTCAACAGTTAGCCCTGCCCGCTTCCATTCGTCGGCAAGGTAAGCCCGCAGCGGCTCGAACACAAACTCGCGAATCTCATCGCACTTGGTAACGTAGCCCGCTTCGCCTTTTGCCATGTTATCGCTGCCAAACTGTTCCGCGAAAACGATGTATTCACCAGCCGGGAAAAACTGACGAAACGTTTCTTTGCTCGCCAACTCAGCACGTCCCGCACCGAAATTATCTTCCTGACTCGGCGACGGTTTTCGCCACGTCACTCGATTCAGCACGTTAAACCGCTTCCGCACTTCGCCTTCGACGCCCCACACCATCTGCGGAGAAGCGAACACGTACAGGCTGCCGTTCGGATTCAGGACTCGCTGCCACTGATCACACAAGCCACCCATCCACGCCAAAAACGCTTCCGGCTTGTCCCATTGATGATCCCACCAGTCAGCCTTGACCTTAAAGTATGGCGGGTCTGTCGCCACCAGTGAAATCGAAGATTCTGCGATGGTCGGCAGAATGTCTTCACACCTACCGTGGTAGATCGTGCAGCTGTCGTCTTTATAATACGGTTTCAAAACGGCACCTCATCGTCGTCAAAAGTGTATTCGTAATCTTCATCTTCAATCTTTTCTTTTTCTGCGAGCCAATCGTACTCCAGCGGGCATTGATCGGCGAACGCCTGTTTCACGATCGATCGCCATTTGCCGTCGGACTTTGTTGTCAGGCCGATAGGCATCCGGCAACAGCCTCGGTCAAGTAATTTAATCGCAGCGTCAACGGTATCAGGACAGTCCGCAATAGAATGTGCGTCCCACCATGCCTGAGCTTTTTTGCGTGCGTAGCCGTCATGTTCAAAACACACCCATTCACTGATGTCCTCATTGCTTAGATTGCCTTCCGCGTCGGCCGGTTGGCAGTCGTACATCACACGCAGCGTTGGCGGCTTGTCTGGCTCCTTGCGCTTAGTCCACTTGGTCCAACTACATCCCACGACAACCCATTGCTCTGGCTCCGCTTGGCCGATGAGCGTGCTGTTTTCGTCCGCGTTCGAGTCGTGCTTATCTGCCGGTTCTGCTGGCGGAAATTTGAACCCGCAGTCCTCGCAAATCTGAGCGCTAATCGCCACTGCTGATTCACAGTTCGGACAATTTTTCTTCGGCGCTGATCCCTCGCCTGGCACCTTAACCTCAGTCCCGTAATTGTCGGAATCAATCGGCCCATGCCGTCGAATGTTCCCGCCGAAATCTAAGACCAGGCAGTCTGCTTTGGACTCGTGCTTGCGAAGTCCGCGTCCAACAATCTGCGCAAACAGGCCGGCAGACATTGTCGACCTCAACACCGACAGAGCGTCAATACATGGTGCATCAAATCCAGTTGTCAGCACCATGCAGTTGACAAGCCAGCGAAGGTGGCCGTCTTTAAAATCACTCAACCATTGACTACGTTCCATAGCCAGCGTATCGCCCGTGATCACTCGCACAGTGTCGCCAGTCAGCGATGCTATCGCGTCGCCGATTGCAAACGCATGGTCGACCCCTGAACCGAAAATCAAAATCGAATGACGATCGACGCATTTCGCCACAATCTCAGCACACGCTTCCGCCACAAGGTCATCAGCCATAAACGCACGCTGCATGTCAGACTCGTTGTAGTCGCCGCGAGAAGTCCGCACGTTCGTCAGATCCACTTCGTGCTGCGTCGATTGGTTGGTTAAATTGCAAAGATAGCCTTCCTCAATCAGCGTTCCGGTTTTCGATTCGTAGCAAATGTTTTGGAACAGCCGCTCCGGTCCGCAGATCGATCCCTCGCCGGTGCGAAACGCCGTGGCAGTCAATCCCACTATACGAGCCGTAACATTGATGGCCATTAGATCCGCAAGGAATTGACCATACATTGACGAGTCGCTGTCACCGACCAAATGAGCTTCGTCGATCAGTATCAGTTCACGCCGTCCAAAATCCGGAGCGTTGCGGTAGACTGACTGGATGCCAGCAAACACAACAGGGCCATCATAGTCACGTTGACCAAGTCCCGCCGAGTTGATCCCAATTTTTATGCCAGGGCATAAGATCCGAATCTTCTCAGCGTTTTGCTCGATTAGTTCTTTGCGATGCTGGAGCACGATCACTCGCGCGTCGTATTCCATCGCCTGCTGAATCAACATGGCGATCACCAGAGACTTACCTGCTCCGGTTGGCAGGACAATCACGGGGTTGCCTGATTTTGCTCGCAGGTAATCCCACGCCGCGTCGTGGGACTCCTGCTGGTAGTATCGTGGGATCATGCGTCGATACCTCTAATCGTGTCAGACGCAGATTTGAGCGCCTTGCGGATTTCTGCCGTGTATTCAGAAAGTGTTTCCGGAATGTCAAGCCAAGCGACTTCGTCCGCAAAGTAATCCAGCGCGAAGTCAACCGCCATTTTCTGCATGTCTACACAGCAGTCTGCCAGCGAGATACTCTGAGATTCGACAGCGATATCTGCCTTCCGCTCAGCGGCAATCTTTTCCCGCTCTGCCGCTAACTCATCACGAGCAGCCTGCACCGCCTCGCGCTCTGCCTGCATTGCCTCGCGCTCGGCTTGCAACTCAGCCTGCTGTTTTTCGAACTCGGCCCGCTCTGCGTCTCGCTTGTCCGCTTCCGATTTCGCTGCCTTAAGGTGCCACCCAAAGTCTTCCGGCGTCATGCCGTTTAACTGGTCGGGATTGACTGGAGCACCAATTTCGTTCAGCCGCTCAATCCAGCCACGAACCTCTTCGCGGCGTCGATTTTCTTCCACAACCTCCAGCCGCTTTTGCTCTAGCCGCACGATGTCTGATTGTGTTTTCAGGTGCAGCTCAATCGGCTCAATCAATGCTTGGATTCGCTTAGCTTCGCCATCAACCGCCTTTCCATAGCGGACAGAATCCTTCTTCAATTCCTTGCGCTGCTTATCAACGTCGTTGCGTAATCGCACCATGCGTTTGAGCGCGGCGTCAGCCGTTGCAAAGCCTGCATTGTCATGCGGCCCATCAACCACGATCTGCATGTACTCAGATTGTATCTGAGCAATGACCGCGTCTGATTTTGACAACTCATCGACAGCGTAATTAATAGCCACGTCAACGCGACTGATTTCGTTTGTGTTCATCGATCTACCTACAAAAAAAGTGTGAAAGAATAGGGACGGCAATTCTGCCGCCCCTAGTTTTTTACCCGCTAAAATGGTGATTTCTTAGCGCCCTCTGATTTACCCTCAAACGCCTGCTCAATCATATTTTCCGTTTCGGCAGGTGCTGATTTATGTCGCGGGCCATAGCCCTTGACATCATTGTTTGGGTTTTGGTTTTGGTCCTTGCCGATCTTGACAACCGCCCTCATTGGCTTGTTGTGCAACTCGGTGGAATCGTTCGGTGTTAGCACGTTCACGGCACGGCAGATTGAAGACAACGTGCCCTTACCTATTGCCACGCACGCTGCGCTATTGTTGACAAGATTGATGTTGTCGAACAAATTTCGGTTTTGGTACTGGCCGCTCAAAACCTGCAACTTCAGCGACAGGTATTTACCGCTGAGGTCTTTGGTTGTCTTCAGCTCCGACTCCGTGATAATCACGTCATATTCGCCAGCCGGTAGCGGAGTGAAGCCCGCAATTGGCTCAACATCCGCTGCGTTAAATCCACTTAAATTACCGCTCATAATCTCAACTCCTAAAATGTAAAACTCAAAACTTTACTTTGCTTTCGATGACCCGTCGACGACTGCGCCCTTGATGTTGCCCGTCGATTTCTTTGTGAAATACTGAGCATAATCCGACCAACTGAACGGGATTTCTGCTGGCATTCGCAACCTGTTTTTCGCCAGTGTTGCCGCTGTCTCCTGGCAGCGTAAATACCGTTCGCCATCACCGACGGCAATCGTTCGGTCCTTATTGAATCCTTGATCTTCCTTGCGAGTGAACACCCGATAGGAAGCAAAGAAAACTTCGTCGCACCACTCCTGCAACAGCGATGCTGCTAGCGGATGCAGTGCAGGCTGGTACCTGTCATAGCTGTCAGATTCTGGCGATTCGAATTTCTTAACGTCGGCATGAGCGATCAGGATGATCCCGACATTCTTCTCTGATCTCAGCCAGTCGAGCGCGAAGATAATGCGGTCCCAAAATCGCAGAGCCTGCTTGTATCCCGCTCCATAGCCGATGTCAGCGATGCTGTCTTTGCTGGCCTTTAATGCCACTTCTTTGTGGATAATCGCTTCGAGCCAGTCCACTGAATCAATCGCCAAATGCTTGTAATCGTGCGGATTTTCCGCCAGCCATCGCAGCGAATCCATCACCTGATCGAACTGAGTGATCAGGCCAGATCGACTGCAATCAATGTCATTTAATCCGTCTTCCAAGTTAAGAAATAGGCAGTCTGGAGCCTGTGCTGCCCACGTTGATTTGCCGACGCCATGCACTCCGTACAGCATTGTACGCCGAGGCTTTTCTTGTTTGCCTGTCGTGATTTTCATTTTAAAAACTCCGTAAAAAAACCGCACCAAAAACGTGTAGGGCGTTTTTGATGCGGCGAGGGTTACCGGCTGTGCCGGAAACTTATTTTGTGAGTGTCGGCCCTACACCGTCACTCACGCCACTATATTAGATCAGTTATTTTTGTCTAGTCTGTCGTGTTTCGATGCCGCCTCATTCAGGCGATTGAAATGCTCCCACCATTTATATTTGCCGTCGCTCGCTGGCCGCTTCGGCTCCTGGCCACGCAGCACATACACGTTACCCGCCATCCTCACGATCTCAGGAGTGCTTCGAGCCACTCGCTCAAACATCGTTCGATTCATCGGCGACATTACGGCACACTGATTCACCGTCACCGCCAATTGTCGGA